TTACTAATTATGATTTTAGCAGCACCTTTAGTTATCCCATTTGCAAAAGCCGTCGGTCTATCAGTCGGCACATTAGGTATGGCTGCACTTGCAGATCAAGTTAACGAATACATTCAAGCAAATCCAGAAGAGTCAATGAAAATTTTATCAACGATTATACCAGGTGCAGGTATAGGTCAAATCTTTATGAGCAAAGAGGATAAAATATCTTTAGAAGATTTAGATGAGATGACTGATGAAGAAGCACAAGATTTATCAAAAGAAGAAAAAGCAGAATTGATGAAACAAGCTGGTAAGAGTGGTGGACCTAACAAACGTCAGACGATGATTGATATTTCTGAAAAGTTAGGATTGTCTGGTCCTGGAAAAGAAAAACAAGATATCGAATACGATATTGATGAACGTTATGATGAAGGTGGTGTTGAAGAAAAAAAGGCTCCTTTTGATTACACAAAATTTTTTAGAAAACGAAGAGCGGACGGCGGAGCGATTGGTATAGAAGTTTTATTCACAGAAAAAAAACCAAGAAAAGATTTTAGTATTGGTGGTAGAGTAGGATATCAAACAGGCGGACAAGCTTATGATCCAAGAGCATCTATTCAAGATTATGCAGATGCAGTAACAAAAGTTAGTGCAGGAACAACAGGAGAAAAATTAAGAAACATAGGTAACTATGTAACTAATCAATTAGGGTTAACACAAAGACATTTTGATATGGTTAATAAAATGCAAGCAGATCCTAAAAAATATGGAATTAATACTCAATTCGATTATGCAAAACAATCAGGGAAAGATTTAGTAAAAGGAGGTTCAAAACTTTTACAACCTTTTTTAGCTTTAGGGCAAGGGATAGCAAGTCCTATTTATGATTATTATCAAGCTCTTCAAAAATATTCTGACAAAGGATATCAAGGAGATTTTGAATTAAGTAAAAAAGGTATGATAGATTTTGGTAAAAATTTATTAAGGGTAGGAGAAGAATACGCTGCTCAAAAACCAATTGTTATGGCAGCAGGAAGAACTTTAGGAGGATTAGAAGCAGCTAACGAAGGTTTATTACAATTATTTCAAAATCCTGGAGCTGCTATGGCACAAGCACAACAATCTAAATACCCAGATTACTTAACAGCAGCTCGACAATCTGAATTTTATAAAAACAATCCAAGTGCTTTAGATTCAGATTTATTTAGAGCTGCTTATGCAAGAGCTTTACCAAATAGTGGAATTCAAACAAAAATTTTACCAGGTGGTCAAATATATACAGATTATGGAAACTATGATCCAAGCAGAGTTTATTCTGCGTATATGTCTGATAGAGGTACTTCAAGTTCTAATCCATTTTTTGATCAGTTTAAAGGATCACAATATGCAGAGATGCCTGCAATAATGAAAGCAATGTATGGTGCTCCAGGAAATTTAAATCCTTATTATGCAGACGGCGGTCGAGTTGGTTTTGATCTTGGAGGTCTAACAGGTCCTGCAAAAAGTATTTATGATTATATGATGGCTGCTGGATATTTTACAGAAGATGAAATTAGAAACGCGATCATCAATGCAGGTTATGAAATACCCGGAACAACTACTACAACAACACCTGTTACCAATGTAGCACCAAATATAATTAATCAAGATCGTGGTGGAGAGGGACCTTCAGAACCTGCTCCTACGGGACCTAAAACTTATGGAAAAACATTTACTGGAATGACTATGCCAGATGGAACTCCAATAGGATCATCAGGTATAGTTGCAGGACCAGGAATAATTGATAGTTTAAAAAATGCAGCCACTGACTTATATGGTTTATATCAAAAATTTTCACCTGTTGGAATTATTACTAATTTTATGAGACAAAGAGCTGAAAAACAACAAGAGATACAAGACAATGCAATTGACAAAGCTAGAAAAGAAAGAGAAATGCAAGAAGCAATTGCAGAAGCTGAAAAAAAAGAAAGAGAAAGAGCAGCACAATATGGAGCAACTAATTATGGAGAAGGTGTTGGTGGCCAGTCTTATAGTGGTGACGCTGTGGGAGCACCAGGTTTAGGATTTGGTGTAGGTGCAACAACTGGTGGTCCAGTAAGTAATAAAACTGGTAGGGGAAGACAGGATTATTCTAAAGGCGGCCTCGCTTCAATGTTCGTGGAGAAAAGATAATGGATATAAAATATAATTCTGATATAGGAGCTTTTGTAAATACTGCAAACGATGAAATAGTTACACAAGCAGAATTACTAGAATGGGCTGCTGCAAATCCAGAGCCAATTAAAGAAGCAAAGAAACCAAACACAGAGATACTCGAAGAAGTAATTGCAACATTTAACAAAACAGGATAGGTTAACCAAATGGCCACAATAGACAAACCATTACCCAATACAAAAACAACTGTAGAAGTTCCAGGCGAAGTAGAAATTCAAGAATCAATTAAAGAAAACGTAGAAGAGATTCAAGAAAAAGGCGGCCCTGTCGAAATTGAAATGACAGAAGAAGGTGGTGCTGAAGTTTCATTTGATCCAAAGGTTGCAGCAATGGAAGGTGGTGAAGACCATTTTGAAAACCTTGCAGAATTTTTAGGTGAAGAAATTTTAGATCCACTAGGTTCTAAAATGGTAGACCAATACAACGAGTACAAAGAATCTCGTGGTGACTGGGAAGAAACTTACAGAAACGGTTTAGAACTTTTAGGATTTAAATACGAAAGACGAACAGAACCTTTCAGAGGTGCATCAGGTGTTAATCACCCTGTACTTGCTGAAGCGGTAACACAGTTTCAAGCACAAGCTTACAAAGAATTATTACCATCAGACGGACCTGTTAGAACTCAGATAATGGGAGACTTAAGTGTTCAAAAAGAAGAACAGGCAAAACGTGTAAAAGATTTTATGAATTATCAAATTATGGATCAGATGAAAGAATACGAACCAGAGTTTGATCAAATGCTTTTCTATTTACCCCTCTCCGGTTCTACCTTTAAGAAAGTTTATTACGACGACCTTTTAGGTAGAGCCGTTTCAAAATTTGTACCGGCAGAAGATTTAATTGTGCCTTATTCTGCAAACTCATTAGACGATGCAGATGCAATAGTACACGTTATAAAAATTTCTGAAAACGAATTAAAGAAACAACAGGTTGCAGGATTCTATAGAGATGTAGAATTAGGTTCACCACCTGTTACTGAAAATCAATTACAAGATAAAAAATTAGAACTTGAAGGTATTTCAAAAGATGGTCAAGAAGATCAATACACTTTGTATGAAGTACACACTAATTTAGATTTAGAAGGTTATGAAGATATGGGTGAAGACGGCAGCTCTAAGACAGTTGTTGGATGCAGGAACTTTAGCTAACTTACCAGCTGGTTTTAAATCTAGAGGTATCAGAGTCAGAGATGACGCTCAACCTTTACAACCTGGTGAGTTTAGAGACGTAGACGCTCCTGGTGGAAACATCAAGGATCAGTTTATGACTCTACCCTTTAAAGGCCCAGATTCAACACTTCTACAATTAATGGGAGTTGTTGTATCTGCGGGCCAACGATTCGCGAGCATCGCTGATTCACAAGTGGGTGATATGAACCAAGCCGCGGCTGTTGGTACAACGGTTGCGTTATTGGAGCGTGGATCGAGGGTTATGTCAGCTATACACAAAAGATTATATGTAGGATTAAAACAAGAATTTAAATTATTAGCAGAAGTATTTAAAACTTACTTACCACCAGTATATCCATACGATGTACCAGGTGCATCTAGAGAAATTAAAGTTCAAGATTTTGATGATAGAGTAGATATATTACCTGTAGCAGATCCAAACATCTTCTCACAGACGCAAAGAATATCTTTAGCTCAATCTCAATTACAACTGGCGCAATCAAATCCTCGTATACATAATCTATATCAAGCATATAGATCTATGTATGATGCGCTAGGGGTGAAAAATGTTAATGCAATCTTACCACCACCTGCAGCACCAATGCCGATGGACCCAGCATTAGAACATATTATGGCAATGAGTATGAAACCATACCAAGCTTTTCCAGGACAAGACCACAAAGCTCACATTGATGCGCATTTAAACTTTATGAGATTAAATCAAACACAAAATAATCCTGGAGCAATGGCAAGTTTACAAAAAAATATTTTAGAACACATCAGTTTAATGGCTCAAGAGCAAGTTCAATTAGAATTTGTCGAAGAATTACAAGAAGCACAGATGATTCAACAACAAATGCAAGCGATGGGTATGCAAAATCCTGCAATGGCAGCTGGAATGATGCAAAATCCACAAGCAATGCAGGCACAACAACGTCTACAACAGATTACAAACCAAATTGAGTCTAGAAAAGCGAAGTTAATTGCAGAAATGCAGGAAGATTTTGCTAAAGAAGAAGAAAAAATTATGGGTGAGTTTGGTGGCGACCCATTATTGAGACTAAAAGGTAGAGAAATTGACCTTCGAGCGCAAGAAAATCAGAGAAAAGAGGAAGAAGGACAAGAAAGACTAGATCTTGAGAAGATGAAAGCAATGATGAACCAAGATATTCAAGAACAAAAGCTTGAACAAGCAGAAGATCTAGCTGGTTTACGTGCTGGCGTGTCATTAGCTAAACAACAGATGGCTGACGCTAGTAAAATTCACGATTTCGGTAGAAACTTTCCGAAAAAATAGGTATAAATTTAATTAAGGAGAAAACTATGGTTAGAAAAACAAAAAACGGTCGAGACAACGTAAAAGTTGTACCTGAACTTGGTGCTAACGCAAAAGGCGAGCAACAAGGTGGGATTCCTGTAGAGATGACTGACCCGTTTACATCACAAACGGTTGACGTCAGAGGTACAAAAAGAATGCGACCTGATAAAAAACCTGTAAAAGCAACTTGGTACTAGACTATGGCTTGGTTTGGTTTAGCAAAAATTGCTTTGCAAGCTGGCACGCACATTTTTAAAAAACGTCAAGAGACTAAAATGGCGATGGCAGATGCACAGCATATGCACGCACAAAAAATGGCTCAAGGCCAAGAAGCTTACCAGGGTAAACTTCTAGAAGCCCGTCAATCGGACTGGAAAGACGAGGCAGTTTTATTAATTCTCTCGGCGCCCATAGTGGTGCTGGCTTGGGCAGTCGTAAGTGACGATCCGACTGCGATGGACAAGGTTAAATTGTTCTTCGAATACTTCTCGTCATTGCCGTC